ATTCATTAAATCCTTTATTTACCGCGTAATACCTGTAATCGCTTATAGGCATTGATACAAGCGAACTTGCCCTCTCTTCATTGGATAGGTTTTCATTAAAATTACTGAAAACCATTCTCCGTTCTTCCCCGCTCATGCTTATCTCTGGAAGAACATCCCATAATTCTTTAGCTCTTGCATATTCATCTGGAGAAAGCTCGGCAAATCTTGAATATGAATCTTTGAACGGGTCTTTCTCACGCCTTGTATCTTGATTTATTATACCACCATTTGCGTATTTATCTAAATAATTCTGTTTTGCTGCCTTTGATTTCTCATCAGGAGATGTGATCTTACTTGATGTTGCCTTTGCATCTTTCCATTCGTTATATGTCATTCCATCCACAGTACTATCTCTGTATTGCCTTGCCTTGGGTTGTAATCCTTTTACAACTCCTCTCAATGAGCAACGACAGTTGTATATCTCAGATGCATCTCCGTGAGGGTCTGCCGGATATTCCAAACCATTTGAGAACTGCTCTCCAACAGGTCTTACTTCTCCATTAAGCCATCTGTGTGAATGTCTTGTGCGTCCATCAAGTGTTGCTATCCACATCTGCTCAAGGTCAACGCCGTTATCCTCTGCTCTTTTGTAAGCGTCCACTCTTCCCGCGTTCTGCGTTCCTGTTGATATGGTTCTGGCATTTCTGATTGACGCTTTGCGGTCTTTATCACCTACTGTTGTTGCGAGTCTGGTTGTGAGTTTAGGGATTGAATCACCTTGCATTATTCCCTGTATCATAACCGACTGGAGCTGCTGTTTATTCCACTTAATAGCTTTGCCCTCTGCTATATCTCTTGCTGCTTTCTTTCCAACAGGAGGAGCTACTTCGGGGTTATCTCTCACGAGTCTCTCAACAGAAGCCTTAGAGTACAGGGTGAACGGTGTACTGATTCCAGCGTCGCGTTCTACCTGATAAGTTGAGAAGTTAAAGTTCTCTACATATATCTCAGAAGAATACTTCCTTACATATCCCTGCGCTGTCTTACTGGTATTGACAAGCTGTCTTGCAATTGCATCTTTCTGATCTGTCCAGCGTCTACCTACTGCCATCTGTCCTACACGCCATTGCTGGTATTCTTCTCTGGTACGTTCGCCACTTGCTACCCATCTGCGCCATGTTTCATCTTTTTTCTCAAAGCGTGCAAAATATGAGGCTAATTCGTCCTCAATCTCTCCAATGGCTACGGCGTACTCATGGTTAATACGCTTCTCTATTGACTTTAATATGCGTTCGGTTTCGCGCTGTCCGTCGTCCATATAATCACCTTATACTGATACTAAGTGCTTTGTTCTTAAGCCTCTCTCTTATGCTGTCGATGTATACCTGTACTGTCTGTTTTACTTCTTCTTTCTTTTCAGCGGGTAATTCCTTCAATTTGTCCTGTATCTGATTGATAGTATCTTGGATGTTCTGCAACACCTTTGCAGTCTCAGCCGCTTGCGCTGTCTGTGCTGCTGTCGTTGCCGCTGTTGTAGCCGCTGCGGTCTGGGTTGTTGAAGTGCTTGTTGTTCCGCTGCTACTTGCCTTGCTACCGGATGAGCTACCAGATGAACTGCTCTTTGATGATGAACCGCTTGATTTACTTCCGGAACTACTCTTTGAGCTACTACTCTTTGTGGTTGCTGTTTTCTGTTTCTTAGCCTGTGCGAGTGAAGAATTACTTTTCATCTTCTTAAGTTCTTCCATCGCCTTATTCTGGTATTCGGCTCTGATTTTGTCCTTTTCCTCCGGAGTCTTAGCCTTGGCGAGAGCAGCGTTCATTTCGCCTGTGAGCTTCTCTTTTGCAAGCGCCCATTGCATTTTACCTTCATCATTCAAACCGCCTGTTGTGAGCCCTACAAGGCTCTTTTTCTGAACTTTAGCTTTCTTAGTCTTACCTTTGCCCTTCTTGCGTCCTTTTTTAAGACCTTTCTTTTTGTACTTTACGTAATATTCGTGAGCTTTCGCTGCATCATAAGCCATAATCAAATCTCCTTTAACAGCTTCTCAAGCATAGCCAATATATCCTCCATGCTTTGTCCATCTGTTGCCTCGGGTTCTTCTGCCCCTTCTACTTCTTCATCGATCGTTTCCTCCTCGCCGAGTAAATCTTCCTCTTCTCCAAGTAAATCCTCTTCCTCGTCAAGAGCACCGCCCATCTCGAGTTCGTCGGCTTCCATACGTTCAAGTACTTCCTCAACCATATCACCATCACCTAAGAGGTTAAGAATCTTCTCTGTTACATATTCAGAGTCAAGCGCTTCTGACGCCTGTAATACTGTTCCTACGCTTTCATTTACGTTTACGAGCTTAGAGCGTGTAAACGAAGGGTCGTCGTCTATTCCTGCCACTTCGAGAATACCTTTGATAAATTTAATGATCTGGTATTCGTACATGTCAGCCTTAGAATTAAGAGGTTCATATGCTGCCTCGATCTGTGTAGCTGTTACGGCTCCTCCTTTAATCTCGTCGATATTGAGTGCCATGTAGTCTTTAAAGAGGTCTGTCTCAATCCTACTTAATAACTGTTCTCTTGCTGCATATGGAATATCTACAGTAACTGCCTCTGCACTCTGGTCGTCGTCAAGCGATGCCATCTTTGTTGTGTGAATCCTATCAAGGAATCTAACGAGGTCTGTATCATCCATCCCGCCAGCGCCTTTAAGCAACCAGTATATCTGTGCCGTGTCGAGGTCGTTAAGGAATCCGTTTTTGATAAGATCGTAAGCGTCTATCTGTTCCTGTATTCCTACGAGCTCACTCTGCTTCTCTTCATTCGCCCAGAGAGGAACAATCGGGAATACCGGATAATTCTCACCATCGTATATTTCTGTGCCGTCTGCCTCTGTTGTTCTGATCTTGAGTTTATACGGTGTCTTTTCTTTGAGTATTCTTCCTGTTGACTCTGCTTTGCCGTTCTTCTCTACTGCGTCTGGTCTCTCGTTGAATATGTACTCTGTAAGTCCATCCTCTTCGTAGAATGTAGCTCTAAGAGGCTTTGTTGTATCTACCTGCCAATATCTGACACCTGCTCTAAGTGCTCCGTTCTCTTCGTCGTATACCGGAGCAAACTCTGTAAGTCCGAATACTTCCAAGTGATCTAAATTGTAAAATCCGAACGACTCGCCCTGTACTAATGCTTTCTTTCCTGCTCTCTGGAGCTGTGTATCGAAATCGTCTCCGAGCTTCTCCGCTGTGCTATCATCATTCCATGTAACACCGTTACCGAGTAAGTATTGATTCTGCTGTGTGGTGAAATAGGAGAAGAAATTACGGGTCGTCTTATGGTTAGGACTCCATTTGTCGATTACCTCTCGTCCGTCGAGCTTCCTAAGAGTCTTTTGATAATTTATGGTAGAAGTGTTGCGCTTTGCATTGTACTCGCAGCCTATTACTGCCATCTTGTACTCTTCGCTGCTCTTGTGCTGACTGATAAGGTTTCGAACAAAACTCATTCTCCCCTGTACGTCGTCCTCTGGTATTTTTATCAAATCCTGATATGTATACATTTCCTTCTCTCCTTTACATGATTGATACATATGCTTGCTTCGGTAGTGCTACTTTCATTGTCTTTACGAAGTACCTTGTATCATCCATCGCGTGATCGTCTATCTTTACAGGTTTATCATCCGTGGCTTTATCATCCCAGACGTAACCTTGTACTTCCTTTAACCAATTGGTACAGTTTGGACATATCTTAATGAGCCCATTCTTCATCGACGTTGCCGTTTCTCTTATTCCGTCTGCTACATCATTGTTTGCTTTTATTACGTGGTATTTACCGCGCTTCTTTAGCAGCGTTATGAATGAAGCTGCACTCGGGTCAATTATGGTTCTTATACGATCTATGTACGGAACATCTTTAATGAACTCGTCCAAGTCCTCGGCGTATTCTTCGTCAGTCTTTTGTGTTCCGGTATTTCTTCCGCTGTAGTAGTACTCTTTAATCCTGTACCATATTCCTTCATATTTGCCCCATAAACCAGCTGAAAAAGCATTTTGGGTTCCATAGTCTATTGATAATACAAAAGTCGTTGTATGGGCTTCTGGCGCTTCTGCAATGGCATCTTTATACATCGGATATATAAGACCTTCTGCAAGTGTCCATTCACCTTCTATAAGTCGTCCGTAGTAAACCGTACCCTCGTATTCTCTACAAAGGTTCTCGATGTATTCTCTTGGCAAGAATGGGTTATCGAATATCTTGTAATGTTGTATATATGCTTCAATAGATGGATTATCTAAGAACTCTTTAAGCCAATGTGTCGGATATTCTGGGTTACATGCTCCGTCCATTCTGCTATATGGTTTATCCAGACGGGAGAGCAGCATCATAAATACTTCTTTGTTCCATTTCGCTATCTCATCTCCGTAGCAGTACTTAATGGATGAACCCTGTATCTTCGCTACCTGTGAAATCTTTTCTGCTCCGAGACAATACACATCTTCGCCGCATACTCTTGCGATATTCCTTGAGTTGATTGTTCCAACCAGAGCATCTGTATAAATCTCTCTCATTGGTTGGAGGATATTTCTCTCTATCGTGTCTCGAGATACTCCGATAAGAACGTTTAATCCATCTTTACCGCTTACCGCTCTGATTCTTGAAGGAACTGTGTATGCCATATCGACATATGACTTTCCGGAACGAACCGCCCCGATTTTAAAATTGAGTCGCTTATTTGCTTCTCTGATATATTCATTCTGTTTCTCGGTTAGCTTCATCTTTCAACTCTCCCAAGATAGAATCCAACTTGTCGAGTGCCTTTTCATCCACAACCTCGTGGGTATCTCTCCATCCGAGCTGCTTCAAACTAAATATTGCCATGCTTGGTGCGTAAGCTCCTATAAGTGCTTTTCTCTCAAGTACAATTTCTTTCGCTTCGCTTATCTTTTTTATAGTGTCAGATAATTCTTCATGTTTAGACGCAAGCTCATACAAATACTGACGCGTTATGCCATGAATATGTGCATACTCCGCTAAAATCGGAGGGTTAGCTTCTTCGATATAGCTATCAGCGTCATTGATTAAGTCCTCAATATTTACTTTTGGAGGTCTACCTCTATTTGCCATATCCTCACCGCCTAATTCATGTTTTCTTTACTTCAAAAGAACCTGCCATGGCTTGCGCAAGTGCCTGTACTAATACCTCATCATGGCATAAATCGTTACGTCCTATCCCAAAGAGAATACCGTGCATCATTTCATGGATAAGAGTCTGGTTTTCCATTTCTGGGTTCATTCCTGTACTTAGATATATTTCACATTCCTTAAGCCTGATCTCTCCAAAATGTGCAGTATCAGAACTAAATGCATCTTCCTTGCGAAATACCTTATGCGGAACTCCACAGATATTTACCTTGAAATCCTCCATAATATTCTCCCCTCTCTCTTAAAGCCCGCTTTCGCATTACGATTGCGGGGGTCTTTTTCTACACATGGTAGATAAGTTATAAGGGCGGATTTCGGGCGCCGCCCCCGCCGACCTCTCGGATAGGTTTATAGTCTCTAGCCCGACTTCTCGAACAGGTTTAAAGTCTCTATTCCGCCACCCGTTATTCTGTGGGTAAGGATTTCCACCTTACATGCTTACTATTACACCGAATAGCCTCACCAACCGAAGTTAAAAGCGTCTACGTATTCCACCACCACAGAAAAAACGCCACCACAAATAAATGTGATGGCGCAATCTCACTACCCTAATTATACCATTTTACGTTGCTGATTTATTGAATGACACGTTTATTCTTCTTCTCCCTCATACTGCTCGCCCAGAGCTTGTGCCTGTAAACAATAAAATCCTTCCGGTGTATCGTATTTGTATAACGGGCATTGTGAGCCGTAACACTCTGGGAACGTTTCTGTGCGGGTATCTACTACTACCACATTCCCGTCGAGGTTTGCATATTCGTAATGTTCTTCTGTTCTGAATGGACAAATCATAGGCGCTTCGAGCTCTTCGGGTTTCTTCATAAGCGCGCTCCTTTCCCCTTAAGATACTCTGTTACTCTCTCATAGGCTTCGGGTGAGTAATTGTAGTCTGTTATGATGTCGCTAATGGCTCCGATGATCTCTTTAGTTCCTCTTTCGTACCCTTCTCTCACACCTGATCTGTAAGCGTTCATT